TTATCTATCTCTTGATGGCACGTTGGACATTCTTCATTTGTCTCATAGAACTTTACTTCTTTTGAAATACGGTCAACTTTTGTTCTAAATGTTTTTGAAAAATCTTTTAAAGTGTTGAACTTCTTTTTTGTTTCTTCCCAATTTACTAACAGTTCATTCCTAGTATTTGTTTTTGTCTGTAGCTCTTCAATAGACGTATTGTGTTCTTGTATTTGTTTTTCAGTATCAGATAATTTTTGTTTGTAATCTTTTTCAAAAGACTGCTTATCTTCTTTCATCTTATCAATAAGAATTTTACGAACTTTAATTTTATCTTTGATTGAATCAATCTCACGATTAATATCATTTAATCTTTCACGATTACTTGAAATCTTTTCTTTAACAAGAACATTCATAATTGAAAAGATTTTAATGTCAAGTAAGTCCTCAATAATCTCTCTCCTTTTCATGGCTGGAAGTTGCATGAAAGGAACAAAGGTTGAAGAACCTAAAATAACAATCTGTGTAAAGGAAGTAAAGTTAAGTTTGAGAATACTACTTTCAAGATAGTCCTGATAATCTCTTACAGCTGCATCTTGATTTTGTAACTTTCCATTCAGTTCAATCTCAAAGATGTTTGGTTTGATACCTCTACGAACTGTATAGATTTGACTACCAATACGAAACACGACCTCTGCAAGTGTCTTGGATTGATTGACAGAGTTGATAAGCTGTTTCTTTGTAATGGAACGAAAAGGTTTATTGAATAAAGTAAAACACAATGCATCAAGCATTGTAGACTTACCAGCACCATTATCACCAATTACAAGAGTGTTTGAAGATTCGTTAAGTTTTATTTCTGTCCATACATTTCCTGATGAAAGAAAATTCTTATAACGAATCATTTCAAAAACAATCAAATCAAATCTCCATGTTCTGAGCCTGATGATAGAGATTATCTATCTCTGCTTTAACCAAATATTTCTCATTGTCACTTATGTCTATATTGGACACATATTTTCTTAGGACAGTAAGAGTATCCTCAGCATCAACACCAATTTCTTCATCACTCTGTTCATTTATATTTTTATGGTCATCTACAATCGCAACATTGTGAGGATTAGACTGATACAAATTATCCAAAAGTTTGTCAAGTACATAAGGATTCTTTTTTGAAGAAATAATAACTTTGACATACGAATCGGTATAAGATGAATAATCCTTGTTCATCACATCTGTTAAGCTCATTTTCGAATCGTCATAAACAATCTTATGAAACAGTTTATACGGATTTCGAACAAAAGTCAAGGTTCTTTTTTCAGTATCGAACACATGAAATCCTCTTGAGTCATTATAGTCACTCCAAGTCATTTCATATGGAGAGCCCAGATAATTGATATTTTCCATTGTAGAGCGATGATGAAAGTGTCCAGAACAGACAACATCAAATCGAGAAAAGACCTCTGGTGTCAATCCATTTTGACAGGCAAGACCATCTCGATACATCATAAATCCCTGTATCTCCAAATGTCCAAAACATATCTGAGCAGAAGTCTCACGAATAACTTTCATAGATTCGTCATAGTTTGAGGAACAAATCCAAGGCAATAGAAGTATCTCCGTTCCATCATATTCTCTTACGGTTGCCTTATCAAAATAGGATATATCGTACACAGAATGGCCGTATAACTCCCTCATAGAGTTGATATCGTTCGTATTCTTATAATAGGTGTCGTGATTACCTATTATCAAATCTGCACGAATCTGACCCTCTACAATCGGTTTTATGAAGGTTTCATGGAGGTGTCTAGCAGTTGAGAAGTTAATAAACTTTCTTCTATCTACAATATCTCCAAGATGAATAATCTGTTTGATGTTTTCTTTCTTCAAGTAAGGAAAGAAGATATCGTTATAAAAACGACCAATATATTTTGCAAACACTTCACTATCGGATTTTCCTCCAAAGTGCGTGTCCGTCACTAAAGCTATTTTCATTTAAACTTACCCATAATCTGTCTTATAAAAACATAGAGAAAAGTCAACACAACAAAAAATAAAGTTTCTTCTGCTATATTTTTATTCTCATATATAAATTCACCGAACAATACTGTCCACACTATTGATAAAAAATACCCAATCCATAGGCATAAAATGTATATGATGTAATTCACTTTTTCTTTTCATCAATTTTTCTTTTTAAATCTGTATATCCACCGATACCAATACCATTGTAGAATATTTGTGGAAATGTCTTAAATGGTTTTATATTATAAAGTTCTTCTATTGTAAAGTCTTTGTCTAAAGTTCTATATGTATAATTGATTTTATTTTCTTCGCATAATTTTTTAGAGAGAGTACAGTATCCACAGCCCTCTTTTCCGTAGATTAATACAGTAACATCTGAAAACATAATAATTCCTTATTCGAAAATGGTTGTTGTATCTGCCGTTCTTTTTTGGACTTTTCTTCTTTTCTTTATTTCGAAATCGTCAATAAAGTTTGACACCTTTTCCTGTGTCCACTCATTATATTTTATCTCTGCACCAAGATTTCCATAGCTCTCTGAACCCCATGTCAATCCTTTGTGTGTTTGAGAAATTGAAGCTCCTTGATTCAAATTAACTTGGTCTGTCATTTTATATTTTGTATATAATTGTTTCTTTTCTTTTTCAATTCTACGGAGGAAAGCATAGTATATAATCTGTGTAAAATATGCAAATGGATTTTGTGATTTTTCTGGATTAAAATTATCAATGTATTGTAAAGAGTTTTCTATACCATCACTTATCATTTCTTCTTTAAAGGTATAGTTTGTAAAGTTTGGTTTGTGAGAAAGATGCGTTGCAATCTTCATAATACAACTTCCAATGTATGTTGAAGGTTGTGGTCTTGGTTTGTCTTTACTCTTTGCATACAAAACTTTTTCTTTAAAATCAACAAGTGCTTCAAAAAACATTTTATTGTTGACATAATGTTCTGATTTTTTACGGGCCATTTAATGAACTTTCATCTGTGTATTAGCTACTTTTTGTATCATTGCTTCGTAGATTTGTGCAGACTTCTCATCTGCAAATCGAACTCCTTCCTCATACTCTTCTTGTGATTCCCAATCCTCATTTTGTTCTTCTGTGTATTTGTAACGAGCTGGTTCTTCATCATACATTTCTTGAGAGTTCATATAACCCTCTATCATAATTTTAATTGGTTTCTCTGCAACAATAATATTTCTTCTGTGAATGTTAAAGACTTCACTATCACTAAAAGGCATCCAAGGCATAAGTCCATGACCCCTTCTTCCTCCTGTCATGTACCTTATCTCAAGAGGTCGATATAATCGAACTGTATCAGGGTCACTTATGTCAGCATAAGATACAACTGTATCTCCACTTGTAAGTTTAAAGACTAATATATCGTAGTTGTATAGTTCTTCTGAATGTGTCATGTTACGTTTACCACCGAATATGAAAACTGTTCTTCTTTATAAATCTTAATTCTTTCTGCAAAGTGTCTTAATGTGTAATTTGGTTTCTTATTATATCTTAAATCGTCTGCTAAGTCAAATATTTTTGCGACATTTTTTTTCTTTGTTACTCTTAACGACCTACCAATGCTTTGTAAATTTCGTATGCGTGACTTACTAGGAGAGCCAAAGATAATGTTATGAAGATTGCGAATATTAATGCCAGTACTGAAAACACCGACACTAGCAACAATAATGCAACCCCTATGTACTTCACAAATTGCACGAACCTTTTCCCTACTGTCTGAATCAGTTCCCCCATAGACGAAAAAAATTTTTCTTTTGTCATTCGATTGTTCCTTAATCATATCATAAAGTATTTTACCATGTTTCTCCACATATTGAAAAAGAAGGAGAGTGTTCTCTGTCTGCTGACAGGCTAGATCAGTAATAAACTTATTTCTTTTTTTATTCGATACAATCCAATCAAGTTCATTCGAGTAATCCATATTAGAAACAAGTTCACACTCCTGATCTGTATAACTAAAAAGAATACATTTAATATTTAGACTTGCAAGTTGTTTCTTATCCATCAATTCTTTTGTAGAAACATTTTTTCTTGCACGGCCAAACAATCCTTCAAGAACAAGTTTGTGAATATCCATACCATCAAGAGTTCCTGTAAATCCAAAACGATACTTACATCTTTCAAGCCTTGTCATAATTGATACAAGAGACTTGGATTTAAAAGTGTGACACTCATCTCCAATCACAACTCCAAACTGTGAGAAAAATTTCTTTGGAAGTTTTACGAGAGATTGCCATGTTGATATCGTAATTCTTTTATCTGTCTGTGGATTTACTCCTGCTTGAACACAATGAATTTCTTCTCCATTTCCACCATAGTCTACAAAGTCTTTGTACATCTGTGCAACAAGAGATATTGTCGGAACTATGATAACAACCTTTTCATCTGTGAACCATTGAGAAAGTGCATAAATCATCAAAGACTTACCACTTCCTGTTGGACTGACCACCACTCCTCTTTTAGAAGAAATGCATTGTACAAATCCTTCAAGCTGATAGTCTCTTGGTGTCCTGTCCTTTGGTAGATTCAAATCTTCAAAAAAGTTTTTAACAGTTTCCATTGGATAGATTTGGTACTCATCTTCTCCATATGAAAACTCATACTTTCTTTCCTGTGCAAATGCACGAACATGAGGAAGAAGTCCAGCATATATTCTACGGCTTGCGACATTGAACAATCGCATCTTTCCATCCCACTTTCTTCTCTTGAAAGCAGGCATGAACTTATGGCCAGGAACTTCATAGGTAAAAAAATCACAAAGTTCTTGTGCGATAGAATTTTGGCAATTTACTTTAATATAAACATCATTTACTTTAGTCACTTCTAACATATTATCTTTCACATCACTCTCACATATTGCAAGGTGTGGATGCAGTTAATTACCCTCCAAAATTTGTTAATCTATGCCAATCAATTGCAGACTTAATCTGAAATCCTCTGTTGTTAATTGCTTTGAGAATATTTTCAAGTATTGTAATCTTTTCTTCTATTGTACTAACTTTACTATTCAATAAAAGCATCTCATCATCACTATTTACATAATCTCCTATATCCCCACGAAGCACAGTCTTTGCCCATGGCTCACGACCAATGTTTTTTAAATCTTCTGGATTGTTTAAATCACCTCGATAGTAATCACTTAGAACATGATACAACTTCTTTTTTTTAATTTGTAAAGAACGGAGTTTCATTCTTTCTTCAGAAAAGATTTCAAGGTATTTTGCATGAAGATTTGGAATACGAGTGCTTTCATATCCCAGCTCTGTATCATCAATATTGCAATCTTCTTTCCAGAGATTTGTTAATTCTTTTAATTCCATAGTCTACAGTATATTCAAAAGGTTTTGAATTGTCAATAGTAATTACGTTTATTTTTTCTATCAAAAATAAATTTTTTCTCAAGAAGGTCTATCATTTGACTACGCATCTTTATTGCTCGTTCTCTGCAAGTAAAAGAGTATTCTCTTATATCGTCTTGTGAAAGACGTAATGAGAAACAAAAGAAACTTCCTTTCTTCTCTACAGAAGAACAAGACCCTCGAGCAACGAGATGTGGATTAAATCTTGCTCCGAATTTACTTTTAATGATATTAGACATATGTTGCCCTCCCTTATTCAATTCTTTCAATGGTAAATTTACGATATCTAAAAGATGCTGTTGCCTCAAGATATGCAATCTCGGTCTGCGTTACATCAAATTCAAGAGCTGTCAATGCTACAGGAAATAAGTCAAAGAAAGCAATACGAATGTTTGCATTGTTATTACTTGTCAATACAACAAGAGAACCATCAGAGTAAATGTTTCCTGCCTTTGTCTGATTTGATTCAGATGCAGTTTTTCTAATTCCACCTGTTCTCGATTGTTGAATATCTTTATACTGACTAAAGTTATCTGGAAATCCAAGTCCAATGAACCAATCATATATCTCCTGATAGTTATTCATATCTTCATCAACTCGAAATCGAATATCAAAAGGTTCAAACGATATCTTTGTGCCTGGAGCAGGAGTATTAAGAAAAGGATTAGCAGTTAATGCTTCCGCCATAACCATATTTGGTAGTGTTGCAGCCTGACAGAAATATTCTATGTTTGGTGTACGAGACAAAATAAATCTAAATCCAAGAGGACTTAGAAAGTTTTTATTCGTTGGTTGATTATCTGTTATTGCCATTGAACACCTTTATGTTTTGTGTGTCTCCTATTTATAAGAGTTATAAACAAAAAAAGGGGAGCCGAAGCTCCCCTGAGTTGTAGATGAATTGTTATGTTTCTTACATTAAGTTTGTAACGAAACCAATTCTGTAGTATTTGTTGGTTTTTGCGAAAGCAATCGCACCATCAGCATTTGAAGTTGCAAATGGGTTGGCAACAATACCGTAACGAGTTTTGAACCCGATTTTTGGTTGGAATGTATTCTCACCAACGGCACGAACCATTTGGAGAGGTACATAAGGACAATAGAATAGACCAGCATCAAATGCAGATGCACCCTTATATCCAACTGTGTAGTATTCGTCACCACTTGCAGTTGAGAAGTATGGGTCAACATAAACTTTGATACGACCATTAAGTGTTCCAGCAAATGTGTTTCCTGTGTCATCAACATTTAGATCAGATGATAATGCAGGAGCATAGTCAAGAACACCAGCCATATTAAGAGCAGATGCAACATCAGAACCACAGATTAAGATGTTACCTTTTCCTCTACGAGTTGCTTTTGCAATTTCGTTGGCATCTCTGTCAATCTGGAAGATAAGACCTTTAAATCTTTCAACTGACCAACGACCGTTTGAGTCTGTGTCTAAGTTGAATGTTCCAGCAGATGATGTGTTGTTTTGAGCACCAGCAGTTGCTGTATAGTTAATTGTTCTAACTACTTCCCTGTTGATTTCAGCAAGGATTTCATTAGACAGAATGTTTGATAATTCTGTTTCTGCATCTAAACCATGAATTGCTTTTAGGTCTTGAGCAAGTTCCATTGTGTACTCAGCTTTTAATGCACGAGTCACAGCAGTTACAGTAACTTTCTCAATACTAAATGCCATTTCTGCGATTGAGTTTGCAGCTGCATCTCCGAGAGCTTCACCAAGTGCGGCTGTCATACCTGTTGAAACGGTATAGCCTGAACCAGATGAACGGTCTGTTGGGTCTGAACCAGCTTGGTCAGTACCAACGGCACCATCAATAACAGCAGTAAAGTTTGCTGTGTTTGCTTTCTGTGAACCCATTGCAGAGTGAGAAGTGTTTGCTTCGTTAAGGAAAGCATCATCTCCAGACTGATCTTGTAGTCTTGGTCGCATTGCAAAGATAAGACCAGATGGGCCTGACATTGGTTGAACACCACAGATATCATAAGCAATTAAGTTAGGCATAGAACGTCTAACTAGACTTATTAATACAGGGTCAAAATTGTCAACAGAAGAACCTGTTGCGTTAGTAGGAGCAGCCTCACCAAGTAGTGTAGGTGCTTGATATCCACCAGAACCGAAACCTTGTTCCTTTGCAGATTGTTCCTGCTGTTCTAGTAGGTGAGCAGTAACTGCTCTTTTGTGAGGAGAATCAATCTTTGGTAGGTCTGGATGATCTAGTACAGGCCCCCACTTTTTGTTCAACTCTTCTTTTAAAAACTCAGCCATTTTTTTCTCCGACTTTCGTAGTTTAGAATTAATAGGTTACTTCTTTAAAGTGCGAGACAATGTAGAAACGTAGTTACTCATTGGGCCCGTAATTTCAGTTTCTTGAACTTCTTCAGTTAATGGAGTTTCTTCGTCTACATTGACTTCTGAAGTTAATTCTTCTGACTTTTGGTTGAAGTAGTTTTCTTTAATAATGTTAATTTTAGACTTATAGTCCTCTTGATTTTCAAAGTCCACATTGGAAGCTAAATCACGAAATTTTTCAATTTCACTTTCTGTCAAACCTTCTGTACAACTATTGAAAGTATTTTCACACTCAAACTCTTTGATTGTCTTATTGAGTTCTATGTTGTTTTCAGTTTGCTCTTTAAGGTCTGACTCTAAGTCATCAACTTTAGAAACAAGTTCTTCAACAACGTCTACTTTCTCTTCTGGAATATCAACATAATGTTCTGTGAACAATGCTTTTAGACCAGATAAGAAATCTTCTGAAATCTCTCCACGAATACCTCTTTCGATGGCAACCTTGTTTTCTTCAATCCAAGAACCAACAACGTAGTCTAGGTAATCGTCTACTTTAGTAGAGAGTTCTTCAGCAATCTTTTCTTTTGATTCTGCAAGATCAGCATCATTAGAGTCTGTGATCTTTGCAAGAACTTCATTGACTTTAGAGATTACAGCAGTTTCAAAGATAACTGTTGCCTTAGTTTTAAAGTCCTCTGTAAGTTCATCTTCTGAATTGAAGATTGCATCAATATCTTGAGAAACGTCAATATCTTCTTTGGTGATCTTCTTAGAAGAAACTTTGACGGACTCTTCTTGTTCGTCATCATCTCCTTCTTCGTCATCTTCGTGAGCACCTTCTAACTTCTTGACCATTTCGTGATAAGCAGCAGTGAGTTCATCTTTTTTAACTCCACGCATTTTATCGACCATAGCGTTAATCATACCGATTTTTGTAGTCGGTGCTTTCTCGCCAGGTGTTTTACTATCACCAGATCGAGCTGTTTTACCAGAATCTTTTGGGTCAGGAACTTCTCCTGCATCCCCACCAGATGCCTTAAACTCGTCTAGTTGAACCTCTGAATCAGTTGCTTCGTCAAGAGTTGGTGTCTCAACAGCTTCCAAGTCCTGAGCGTCAGTATCTACAGTTTCTTCAACTGAGGTATCTTGTTGACTATTGGACATTGCATATTTCTCCCTATAAAACTAAGTAAAGAATTTCGTTAATATTATTTATAAAAAAACTTTTTTACAATCTACTCAAAAAACGATTAAATACTTCAAGCTTTCTTTCTTCAAGATCACGTTTTGATGTATTTGATATGGTTTTTTGAATATCTTCTACTTCTCGAGCAACCCAAGCATTGTTTACTTGAACCCACTCGACTCCTTCCATTATTCCCTCTACAAATGCAGATGGAGCAGAAGGGTCTGCTACAATATCTCCAGCAGTTGCAAGTAAAAAGTCTTTTTGAACTTCAGCAACTCCCTTTTTATTGTTCTTTAATGTTCCCATGCCTCTTGATGATACACCTAATGTTGCACCTTCACGCATAAGATTCTTAACTATGTCTCCCATTGGAGTACCCATAATCTTTGCACGACCTACAAAGTTGTTTCCGTCTTGCTTTAAGTCTTTAATCATGTGTGATACTCGGTCAAGATTTATAACTGGCCCTTGTGGATGACCTAACTCTCCGTATGCACGATTCTTTGCAACATACTCTC